GCAAGAACCCTCTGTCGTAACCCACGAACCCTCTGTCGTAACCCACGAACCCTCTGTCGTAACCCACGAACCCTCTGTCGTAAAGCAAGAACCCTCTGTCGTAACCCACGAACCCTCTGTCGTAACCCAAGAACCCTCTGTCTTAAAGCATGAACCCTCTGTCGTAACCCAAGAACCCTCTGTCGTAAAGCAAGAACCCTCTGTCGTAACCCACGAACCCTCTGTCGTAACCCACGAACCCTCTGTCGTAACCCACGAACCCTCTGTCGTAACCCACGAACCTATTCTGTATAATAAGGTAAACGTTAGGAACTATCAGAATAATCCCTTTAACGATAAAAGAGGTGTAAAGATATTACAGCCAGACTCTTTCGAACTACTCAGTCCCGTCGAGACTAGTGTAAAGGGGCAGAGTTGTATTGAATTTAAAGAACATACAGACAGGACACGTCTGACCAGTAGCCGAAAAAATATATATATTATTACAATGGATAATGGTGACGGTTATTGTATACCCTATATGGAGGAGTTGAAAAGATATCTGGCAATATATCTGGGGATGGAAGTTGTGCTACTAAATAGTTTATATTACAATAAACAGATCAATACCTGTTCTCTAGTGTCTAAAGAGTTCGATATGATGGTCAACTATTTCACTAGCAACAGAAAAATAAAGGCTCGACTCATTCATAAGAAAAGGGGTCGAGACTTTATTATAAATTTCGATAGTCTGTACCATATCCTTCAAACCTCTGTACTACCTACTGATGCTGCTTGTTTATTGTGTGTAAGTATAAAGAGCACCTACCACAATAAACGCCTATTCAATTTTAACTACAGGGACAGGATTGGGATACTGTCTGTACCCGAATACAATTTTACGCTATCTCTGTTAAAATATAGACTACCCTATGATATGACTAAAATTATTTCCAAGAGTCTATTACATATATTAGGGGTAAGAACATGTGTATATTTTAAATGCCTGATGAATAACAACAGGGATTACGTCAGCAATACCATCAGACTGTGCCCGATATGTATACAAAAACTGTACTACATAACGTCAGAGGACATAGTGGAAAGGTATATGAGACTGACAGAGTTTATGCATAATTCAGAGGACAAATTTTTTATGTCCCGAGATCTCCCTTTGTATATAAATAAATTAAAATGAATAATATAAATATATATATATATAATAAAATCTAACTATCAACTCTAGAGACATATGAGTTATTCTCGAGGTTACCCAACCAGTCAACCCATTATTGCGAAAAGATCACTGGACCTTGAAGCGTGGAACCCTGATGGTATAAAACAGGGGATCAATAGACAAAGTAATCCTGTTTATCATGTATATGAAAAACAACCACTTGGGTACTCTACAAACAGAGAACATACTTCGACGGAAATTCCCGTGTATAGTGGAGGGTCTATCCCTAGTATACTCAACCCTCTAACAGAGGATAAACAAAGTATATACCACGTATACAATCGGTCTATCCAGCCTTCAGCGGCTGTCGACGTGGATGAACAGTCTTCTAATAAGGATGAATACAACCCTTATGAAAAGAAACATATACCCAATCATTCATCGGCTACAACCTACAACAGACAGTATATAAACAGTATTGATCTATCCAAGGATTTATCAGGATATGACAACACCCCAAATGACCAAGTATACACTTATAAAGATATCGATAAGGGTGACATTCAGTATTTTTATGGCGATGAAGACGCCTACCGCCCCCCAAATTTCATTCATAGATCGAATGTAGATCATATTGACTTTAGGACACCCCAAGGGGCAGTCTTCCCTGGATATAAAAGAACTACTCAGTACAGGGGGGTGGTCGAAAATAACTTTCACGAGAGCGAAGTTTCTCGTAGAGAGGAAATGATGGAAGGTTACATGAGAAAAAGGAATCTCTATTCCTGGCAGCTCAGAGCCCGCCCTCTAAGTAAGGGTATAGTAACTGGACATAGCTACGTCAAATAGGTAACTACTACGGGGTATCCCTGTTATAATGTTTCATAATGAGCTTATAGTCTTCGGGGTCTAGATCGACCAGTTGTATACCAGCATTTAGACACTTCTGAATCTCCTGTATTTCGTAGTGCTGATTAAACTGTATACGGGTTCCAGTACTACTGTACATGGAACCCTCCGTACTACTGTTACAGTTCTTTATGTATTCAGCGTCGTAGGCCCCACACTTGCTACCAATCAGTTGAAATTCCTTCTTCGTTTTGTCATCCAGCTTGTCAAAGTATTTCATCATACTTGCATCGAAGTTACTCCAGTCTCTACTATCGCGTTTTGTTTCAGTTTGTTTGGCCTCCATGGTTTCTATGTATAAAGGTTTATACTATTACAGATCCAAATACTAAAATTAGTTAATTATCAAAATTAGTTAATTATCAAAATTAGTTAATTATCAAAATTAGTTAATTATCAAAATTAGTTGATCCTTTATGTATCTTTCTAAATCATTGTATTTAACCGTGTCCGGTACGTATATCATGGATATACCCATATCCTTGCATACTTGTTTTTTATACCTATCTCGTTCCAATTGGGACGTGAAATCCTTTTCGTGTCTGTGATAGTAGCTACTGAACTGTCGGTGCTGGATACCCTGGTACTCCAGACCTATCTTCAATTCATCGTTATAACAGTCTATTTCCAGGTTTCGCCCCGTTTTTGGGTTTTTCAGGAAATCTGGTCTTACGGACGGGAATGAATGGGGATACAATACGTCTTCGAGGATACTTCTGCATCTATTTTCGTGTTTGTTTTTACATTTGGCTCTTTTTTTTTGGGCACGGGTGAATATGTATCGAGATGTAAAGGTTCCTATGTTACCGTTGTGGAAAAAAAAGATATAGAGGAGTATGAATATTGACGCAGTAAAGGTAATCTCGTAGCAGTGTTTATCCCAGTGTTTATAAAAAGTCGACACGAGACTCTGTATTTTTCTTTTATCCATGGGGTTATATATATATACATATATAGTACTACAATTATATTTTTATTAGATAATAAAATATTGTTTATGAACTAGAAATTGTATATATATATATATCTATATACAATTTCTATAAGGATGAGGGTTAACTACCATATAAAAGACGCCACAAACCCTCTTAAAAATATAATGTCCATCGACGACTTTCTAGACTCTAGTATATGTAAGGACATCATAGACAAGGCAGAGGAGACAAACAAATGGAAGACCAACAGGCATAAAAACTATCCTACTACAGATATCCCCCTACGGGATATCGTAGGATTGGATAATACTATGACTACTGGTATCATTGATCATATACTAGACAAGACCCTTAAACTCTATGACCTAGAGGAGGGGTGTGAAATGGACCCCTACGATATATTTGTAGTTAAATATGACACTGGGGGGCAGACGGGGCTTGACGTCCATCGTGATAGTTCTGAACTGTCTTTCATAGTGTTACTATCCGACCCTAAAGATTTTGAAGGAGGAGGAACCTACTATGAAGAATCAGACATACTCGTAAACCCAAACAAAAGGGGGTCTTTGGTGATCCACTGCGGAAAAACGAAACACTCTGGAAAGAATATTACATCGGGGGTTAGGTACATCCTCATCGGGTTTATTGGAGTTAAATCGACAAAAATTCTAAACGTGTCTCAAGATGACACAAACCACCTCACACTATGTTTACCAGACAAAAGATACTACGACTACCTATGGATACCAGGTAAATACGACCCAATGGTCATTAATGTAAGTATCATCAACCTTAAAAGCAGACCAGAGAAACTCAAAATAATACTAGAGAGACTAAAAAACCTGGTCATCCCAGAAAATATGAGGATTGACATAAAGGTAAAAGAAGCCAATCCTGGAGACTACGGTACACCCTTCAAAGACTGGACCAGACTAAGAAGCCAGGCCCCAGAAGATCAAAAATCCTACTACTCAAGGGATATCAAGAGGGGGGAAATAGGGTGTTTCAATTCCCACATGGAGGTTATCCAGGGGTTCGATCCAGGGGGTAAACAAAACAGTTTCCTTCTGGTACTAGAAGACGATGCCAACTTTACAAGGGATTTTTTGTACCGTATCTACCAGTCTGTAAAAGAACTGGAGAGGGGTCGCCATCCATGGGATGCAATTGACTTTGGAGGGGAAAGTATAGACCAGAAGCCCTGCAAGGCGATTACAGATTCTGTAGTGGGAAAGGGAGCCCTGTTCCAGGCCCATTCGATACTGTACTCTATGGAGGGTGTTGAGAAACTAAGGGGGTTCAGTCCAAAGGTCATTACCCCTTGGGATGACTTCCTTACCGCTATTCGGAAGGAACACCCAATAGAGGAATTGAATACCTTTTATAAAATGAAAAAGTTTAATATGTACAACTCCTACATGAAACTGTCTTGGCAGGTCAGCAACGGTATCCATGACACTGAAGGGGAAGACCAGGTACAGGAACGTTTCCCTATCACTCCTCAACAGAATAAGAGAGGTTGTGAAGATTTCGATATGATGAACTATTATTCCTACACCAATATTGACACATGTATAGAGACGATTACAAACAGGTTTGTAGGGGCGAATTCTGAAATGTGGAAATTCCATCTAAGTGGTATAGAAGGGTCCCTCACCCCTCGATATATCAATAACTGGCAGTTGTCTGTCACCACGGCCCGTAAACTAGTGGGGGTATTACCTCTGGCGGAGGATTCCTATATAGAAATACACCAGGACAGGGTGAGAAGGATAGACAACCCTCCCAAAAACAGTATATATATTTTCCCATCCTATCTCCTGTTTAAATGCTCCCACTGTGCGGTTTTCTATGCAACAGGTGATACTCTATTTTAAACCTTTTAATTTAGATGCTTAGTATATAGGTACATATAGTAAGATAGATTAAAAACCCTAGTTGATATTATATTTGATAGATAAATAAATAAATATAATAGTAGTAGAGATACCAAAAAGAGGAAAATTAACAAGTATGAACATCTATTATGAACTTAAAACAACGATCTACAAAGAGGTCCATATACCCAGACTACAGTACAAAGATATATGTCTACAGCCGAGAAAAATCAGTGAGGACGATCTGTATATTTTCTCGATACCTCACACCAACTTTAAAAACTGTAGGCTTCAGTTCAGGTTTAAGAGGCCATACCCCAGTTCCATTGACAGTATGATCGAATGGATGTACGGGGATAGGCTTGTCATAGACACCCAGGACTTGTCCTCTCTGGCTCTGAAACTCCCTTTTAAGACGATTCAGGCCGTATATGATCATAGAATGAGAGATAACCTGTATGAGTTCAATCTACTGTCTTTTGTCGAACCAAAATCAATGTGGAAAAAGGAAGACTCCTGTACATACCTTGATATGGAACTGTACTCACTGTGCAGAGACATAAGGATAAAATTGAGTCCTCATTATATAGGGATTATCGACGGTATAGAACTCCATGTCCGATTGTATAATGTAGCCCCCTTTAAAGTGGATTTTAAATACTCCTAATTTTTTTCTCAAGGTGGGCTCGACTTGTCGGTGTGTGTGTGTGGGTGTAAATATTATTTTTTAAAATAAAATTTATATATTATAACATATAAATAAAACGCTAATGAATAGGATTTCCAAGAGTTGTATATGGTTACTAACCATCACCTCTACCATTCTTGTATTATATGGGGTGAATCGTCTAGTATACCACCACAACAGAAGGAAACACCTGAGATTGATTGCGGTGACTACCCTTAAACTTTTTAACAAGTACAATATAGACTACTGGATAGACTTTGGGACACTACTGGGGGTCATCAGAGACAACGATATTATCTACAAGGACAATGACGTCGACATCGTGATCGTAGATTCGAAGGACAACCACGAAAAGATGAAATTAGTAAAAAGGGCTATCGAAAAACTAGGGTTCAAGCTAGTAAAAGAGACCTGGTCAGCCTACAGGGTCAAGAAATATGGGTTGTTCGCAGACATCTATATCAACCAAAAAGACTACAAGGAGAAGGTATTTATAGGATCCATAGGGGTAAATTCGAACATCCCTTTCGATCTGGTAGGAACCCCTAAAACAATCGTGTGGCGTAGGTACAACCTGGACGTAAAGGTCCCCGAGCATATCCACAGCACCCTCTTGTGGAGGTATGGCCCCGATTATATGACCCCCCGACAAGGATTTAAGGGTAGAAGTTCATCCTAGTTATTGTTGTTCACCCCTTAAATAATCCTCTAAATTAATGGGTGATGTATTGTTAATAACCTCCTGTATTTCCCTGAAATAATATCAAATACATTTTTAGGATTATATTCTTTTGGTGAATTATTAAACTTATATACTTGTTTCCATGCCCTGCAATACTAGTCATTAAGTAACATATGAAAGTCTTTGTTCTCGTCATCGCAGTGATTTCCAAACTGTTCGAAAAGTCGCTTGTATATGGGTTTTTATAGGTACTACACAATCCTTACACTTTGTAGCATCTATACAGCATTGGCCTAGGGGAGGGGTTGCTTTTAGGGCTTGGAGTCCCCCGCTGGTAGATCAGTAAGAGGTCAGGGCTGGATGGGGGTTGTGAAGTTTCTTTCGAACTTTGCGATCTGGTTTTGAAGGATATCCAG